AAGTTTTTTCATAGCGAGATCAATACCTTGTTGACGTTTAGCCTTTCTTGCACGACTATCCGATGCCATCTTCTTATACGATTGTTGTGCATCTTTCGATTGCTTCTTATCCTTTGCTTTATTATCGTAATCGTAAGCATCTACAGCACTTTTAAGTCTATCGGCTGATGATCCCATAGCATATTTTGCGATAGTAGATCTCTCCAACTCGTCAATCTGCTCGACTTCTTCTTTAATATACAGTTGTTGTTTAGAATCCCATGTATATTTTGATTTGTCGAACCCTTTTAGTTTTTTAGCTCTTTGATATTCAACGCTGGAAAGTTTATTGACTTTAAGCAATCTATTTTCGTCAAGTTCAACTTCATCTTTGGGGAGTGCCCTAGTTGCCCTACCAATTCCTTTGCTGCGATTGGATAAGTCTCGTTGAAGATCGGGTAAATTCTTCTTCCTTGTATTGATGCCTTTACTCAATGCTGCTCGTTTTGACGATGCGCCTTGATGCTGCTTACCAGTCTCGTCCTTGAATCTATCTATCTTGTCGGTCATCTTTTCTTTTTCTTTGGACAACCTCTGTAAATCGGACTGATACTTCTTCGACAGATCCTTTTTAACCTTACCGTCTTTCTTCGCTTTTGTTATGTATCTTTGCTTGAGACCCTTACTGACCTCATCGACCTGCTCAGCTGACTCACCCAATCCCATGGCTTGATTTACTTTTCTATCTCCGTGTCTATCTCGTAATATTTGCGCAATGGACCCAGCCTTGTCGTAACCTCTAACATCATCACTAGGGTTTGCTCGGGCAACTATGTTACGAAGTTGTTTGGTAGGCATTTTTCTTAATTGTAAATACTCTTTATAGATATCAGATGACTTATCTATGCCCTCTGATGTATTTTTATAGATGCCTGCTTTGCTATTGGAGTCTACTGTAGCCACATATTTGTCGTCAATGTTCTTTTGTTGAGCGGCGCCAGCACGTTTTTTAGCATCAGCACTGGGCTCACCAAATGCTTCGTCAGCCTTCTTGGGAGCACCTGAATCAATGGCACGTAATTTGTCCATCATTTCCTTGTATTTTGCTAGGTTAGCATCAAGGTCAATACCATGCTTCTTTTTCAATCTGTCATTGAATCTGTCTTGCGCAGACTTGCGGGGCTTACTTGCTTCATCTACATCCAGAGTTTTGGGATATGCCTTGTCGCCTTTCTTTGCGGGCTTCTCGCCACGCTTGCGTTTAGCATGTATGTTATGCCACAGTCCCTTGTTCTTGCCCTCTTCCACGTTTACTCCCTCTGTATATAGGTCGGGGTTATTTTTTCCCCATTCTCGCATTAGCACACCAGCCATGGCGTTTGCTTCGTTTTCGTCATCACTGCCAGTAGCACCATCAGGTTCATAGGATTCCATCTGTCTGACATGAACAAGCTCGTGTGCCAGTGTACGCATGATATCCATCTGGTGTCTGTCACCAACAACGATAGTCACACTACCGTCTGACATGTCAGTGTAGCCCAGGGCTGTGGTGTCGTTTTTGGGTGCCATCCTGAGATGAGGTACGTCAATACCCAGTTCATCACAGCACCAGTCGCAAAACTCACGTATGCGGTCTTGTTTTTCTGGTGCGCAGACGTTGTCTAGTTCATTGATCTTCATCTGTAGTGACCCGCGATTCCTTGATCACTTTGCGGATACCACGGTCAAACTTTGTGCTGTCTCTGCCACGGATACTGTTAATCAAACGATTTTGCAGGTCCTTGGCAACGTCAGCGTCATAGTACTTGTCTATTTGCTCTAGCAGATTGATAGCACCTTCGATAACGTGCTCGGCACGATTCTGAACCACGTGATTGCGGTCACGGTCCTTGCTAATCTGGTTGAGCTCTTCAAGTATACTTCTAGTTTTAGCCATGATATCTCTAAGTAATTCAATTTACGGTATTTATCACTTTCTGTTCTTTAAGAACTCTTTTAGTTGTAAAGTTTCTGACACAGCATCAGTTGCTTCTGCTGTTTCTTCCTCTGCGACAGCACCCTGCCGCTTTAGTTTATCCATGATGCTACCAGCAGTGAGTGTCATGGCATCAGCATCGCCTTCCTCCAAGTCCTCAATCCTGAGTGTGTCTGGATTAAATTTGAGGTCTACTTTGCTTCCCACGCCGCTACTACTTCTGGTCTTCATGAACTGTACCTGATATCTGCCACGCTCACGCATTGCGTTTGATGTAAAGATACCTATGACATTGTCTGCTGTGTTGATCTTAGATATACCACCAGCAATGTGACTGTGATCATATTCTATTTCTTCCACTGCGCTTCTGCCTAACTGTGATGCTGTGACATGGAATATGTCACGTTCAACTGCTAGGTTTCTGAGTTCTTCTGACACATACTTGTCTTTCACAAACAAGTTTTCAGGACTAATCTTTGCGTTAATGGGCATCATCAAGTCCAGGTAATCCACTAGTAACGCATCCACCTTTATGCCAGCTTGTATCTCATACTCCCTGAGGAATACTCTGATGTCATTAGCGTTGATACCACTGGGCATCTGCTTTACTCTAAACTTGCCAGCACCCTTGGATTTCATTCTGACTTTTAGTGCCACATCATCCATGTTGCGCATGATCTCTCTGGCACCGTAGCCAGTCATCATGCTATCCAATCGCATACTAATAAGTTGTTCTGATAATTCCAAACTAATGTATACCACATTGAGTCCAGACAATGCCCAGTTTACTCCTAAGTTCTGTAGGAACAAACTCTTACCACCGCCAGAAGGTGCCGCAAAGATTGTTATCTCTGCTCTGTTCAAGCCACCATATAACTTCTGATCAATGCCTGTCCAGCCTGTGCTAGTAGCACCTGCCTGTGCTTTGATCCACTCCAGTCTCTCCTTGGGATCTTCAAAATACTCCAAGCCCAGGTCTTTAATAAGTCCTATCTGTACTGCTTCTTTGATCTTTGCTTCCACAGCACCATAGTTCTGCTTCTCTAGATCATCAGTACTCGAAATGATTGCTCGCTCTAGACCCTTGTGTCTGCAAAATGTCTCAAACTCATCCAAAAACCAGTTCTGATGATCTGGTGTTACGTTGGGTATGATGTCTAACTTTAAGGCACCCACACTATTGATCTGTTCCAGTGTGGGCATGGTGTTGTGGTCATTGGTGTGGCTCATCATGAGATCCACTGCGGCTCTGAACTGTCTGTCAAAGTGCCTGGCATCCACGATGTTCTGGCATCTGGCAAATAAGTCTGGATCTGATACCAAAAACTTCAGGAACATCTCCTGAATCTCTGGCGTATAGTCTGTTATATCAGCCAATTTCTTTTCTCCATTATATCATCTTTGTCTTTACTTGTATTTTTATTTTGTTGTTAGTAGCATGTTCCATGATGCTACTGAGAGTTAGCAATCTACCATACTTAGTCACTGCGTCCCCAGCGTCCTTGCAGTCGTGGCTCCAGGGCGGAAAGCTCACATCCCAGCCTAACTCCACTGCTTGCTCAATTAATTGCTTGCCGGGTCTGTCTCTGTCAGGACATAGCACTACCCTGATACCCAACTTGTCTATTAAGTGAGCTTGCTCTGGTGTCACGCTGTTACCCATGACGCTCACGCCATCTAATAGTATAGCATCTATCAAGCCTTCACACACCACAACAATCTGTCTGTCACCGCCAGTAAATCTGTCTATGTTAAACACATAGCCTGGTTGTAGGCTTTGTAGATACTTGGGTGTGCTTGAGTTGGGTGGGTTTATGTGTCTGCCTGACCAGCCCACTATGTCGTTGTTAAACAAAAATGGCATGGTTACTCTTTTGCGATACAGAGTGCTGTCAATATGGAACAGTGGATACAATCCCAGGATGCCACGATCACGAGCATACTCCTTGATGTCATGGCCATCAGGCAAGTCCTCTATGTTAGTGGCTTCGCCTGGTAACTCTACATGCTCAAACTTGTGAAAGTTTATGTTGTACTCTGTGTGCAGGTCTGCCTGATCCAAATCTTCTGAGTGCTTGAGTAGATCTAACTGTACTGAATTCAGCTCTGACACGCTACATCCCAGCTTCTCAGCAAGCTCTCTGTAGCCCTTGCTTATGCCTGGGTATGGTGTCCAGGCTGCCTTAGCCCCACAGTTGAAGCAGTGGAACGCTAACTTGGCGCCAGTGACTATTACGCCACCACGCTTGCGCTTCTCACGACAGATGGGACAGTTAAAGGTCACCCAGCCTGATGGAGTCTTGGAATGCCTGGCAGGCAAGTTATCCAATATCAGACGATGTGTGCGTTCAACAATAGAATCTAAAGACATGCTATATTATAGCACAGAGTTTTATGCTTGTCAATTTCTAAGCATGACCTTTGTGAGGGTATTAACATTGCCGTCGGCTGGGGTATTAACTACTCTGATCCAATTAGCTGCTACATTAAAATTAGAGTAAAATACTCCATAATTAATATCAGAAATTTCAAAGTTTTTTACTTCAAACCAGTCTGTGCTATCAATGTCAGATGCCGGGGCATAGGGAAGACCGCTAGCTTGCACAGTAATATTACCTGTGTACCCCTCTGTATAGAAACTCATGGTATGCTGACAGTTATTAAAGTTTCTGTCAAGGTTACCAAACATGCTACTAGTCGCATATACATTTGCATCTGTGGGTTTGCTGATAGTGATATTAGCATTGGCTTCCTGAGTGGGTGTGGGATAACTATAGGCCTGGTCGGTTATCTCCAGAGTAAAACCCAATCCGTTGCTCTGATTGCTATATAAGGGTTCTTCGTAGCTATCGTCTCTGGTAATAGTAAAATAACAGTGGTACAAGCCAGGCACCAAGTTAATGATATCGCCTTCCAGAAGCACTAGTTTAGCAATGCCCCGTTCTAGCTGATCTGGAGTCAGTAGTTTGCTGACTACCCTGCGTCTGGTAGTGGCATCCACAATATAACAACGAATTTGATCTGTGGTTATGGTCTGAAGTTTACGATCCCTATCTCTGATGTTGAAGTAAATGGTATTCGTTAAACCTCTGTGGGCTACAACATGTTTAGGATTCATATTTCTGTTATCAACCTCTACGCCATATGCCGTGTAAACTAGATCGATCTCTGTGCGATACTGGTATAGTCTGTTACTTTGCATACTCATTTATTGTATTTATCCTTATGCAATGTTCATAAATAACATTGAATGACTGAAACTCCCTACACAGAATTTGAATTCCTAACTTGCCTACAATACGGTGACCATGAGTATGTGGGAATTGTGGTTAACTCAGATAATCATCTCATAACATTTTATGATTTAGAAATGTTACCTAATACTGAAGCGCAAAAGTATCTGCTAGAATTAGGTGATTTATGGTGGTGGGAGAGTAACCGCCAGATACCCATTGATGTTTTTCTTCACATCGAGATGACTCCTTTCAGACCCTTCCTTAAAACCCTAGTAACAAAGGACACTGAGATAAAATTTGGACCTATGATAAGCCTACAAAATCTCATACGCAAAAGAATTAAAAGACGAACAGTTCAATTAGTAAAAAAAGTTAACTAAATTTATCCAGGCACAATGCGAAATCTAAGGGCTTCATAGTATTTTGATCTTGAAATAGTACGTTGTAGTCTGGATGTTTGTCTATTACCATTGGTCTTTTAGTTTTAAAGAAAGCAAACACCGCATCTTGGCATCGTTTAGCAGCATCCATAGTGTTTTGACTAAATTTTATATCTAAAACTTTTTCTAAATAGATTGCATGATCGACAGGCATGGGATGGTATTCTCCTGCATTCTCATCATGTAGGAAATATTCTTCCCAGGTTGTATGTGTATTAACTATTTCTTCGAAAGACGTTTTTAATAAAGGTTTTAAGTAATTAGAGAGAGTGGAAATGTCTTTGTGGTTTACGTCATCTGCCAGAAATGCCTCGTCCTCTCCGTCTCCAAATTTTGAAAACAATGGTAAAAGTTGCATCTGATGATTTGGGATGCCTTTTGCTTCCAACAACTCTATGGTATTAGTAATGTAAAGAAGATCTCTTGCTAAGAAATCTGCAGGTATTTTTATTACGTCAGACATATGGAGACTTAATCCACTGGAAGAATTATATATATTACCGTTACATTCCCAGCCATTTATACTGCCCGGTGAACCTAGTTGCCCAATGTCATTTGGATCATAATATCCCGTGGGTCTAAACCAATCTTTTCTAAAAATATGTGTCCAACATATCATAATAAGATCGTCTTTAGTAAATTTATGTTCCTGATTTGCTACAGCAACCTGATGAGCTATGTATTGATTACCTGCACCACAAACACCATAATTCTTAAATACGTCAGGTTTATATTCTAATTTCATTATTTCGGGCCACATGGCCCAGTTGTACTTTGTAAAACTACAACCAAATGTAAATAATCTATTCATATAATTTTTCTACCAACAAATTTAGTTGTACACATATTGCTAACGCAAATGCCACGGCGTGTGCTTTTTTAAAGTGATACTCTCCAGTCATGGGTTGGTCCCATATACTGTCTGATATAACATCAAATGTCTGACCAATCAGATGTCGCTTTGCTGGTCTGATTATGGCAAGTATCATAGCTAACTCTGTAACGCTCGTAGGCTTGTAGTCTTTTACAATTTCATAGTGACGATTGATGTGGTAAAGTTGCTCAACTATCTCAGAATGCTCTAACAATTCCCACATGGGCTCACGCTCTACTAGTTCATCTAAGTGAGCAATGTCTTTGACGTCTTTATAGATATAGTTGTTGAGAAAGTCTATCTTAAAGTAGCCTTGTGTCTCAGCCACCTTGTGATCTATACTGGCATAGCCAGCCAAGGGCTCAGTGGGTATGTTCTGAAAGTATACACCAGAGTTGTGCTTTGTGAGTTTGCCGTCCTTGGCTATACTCGCAGGAATGTGCTTCATGTGCTTGAGCACACGGTCACGGTTAGCACAATCTATGTCAACATCAAAATCAATCTTCATCTAATAATATCCAAGGGGAAGATTTTGCTAATTACTTTGGCACATTCCAGAGCAATGTCCATGTGTTCCTGCTGTGTTCCGTTTGCCCCTCTGAGTTCAATATAGTGAACCCAGCTTCTGAGGGTACCATTCATATACATACGGCTCACAGTATTTCCTTCGGGTAACACTGCTCTGGCTTGCTCTTTGGCGATGCCATTATCAATAGCCCACTTGTAGATCTCTTGGGAATTTCTGATGTGGGTCATTTGCTTCATGCGAAAGTCTTCGTTGACTCTGCGTTGGTCTTCGTCCTCCTGGTCGATGTGTATGCTGTTCTGACGATTTACTGGATCCTGAAATCTAGCTTCTCTGGGTATGAGCTCAAGATCAGTTGTGGGGTCAGCATATCTCTGACTAAACTCCTGAAAACTGAACGATCTATGTCTGAGAATCTGTCTGGCAATGTCACGAGTAGTCTCAATCTCCATACAGGCACTAACCATCTCTAAGGGACTCCAGTGCTTGTGCTTGATTAAATACTTCACTAACTTCTCAGATGTCTCTTTGTTGTTCTGGTTGCTAGGGTTGCTCACTCTGGCACAGAAGGCAATTAAATCCAGTGCTGTATCAGATTCAAACTCACCAGTACCCTGGCTATAGTTAATCAGTTTTACCTTCAATGTATAGTCCCTTGCGGTTCATGTTCGATGCTAAATGTTTGTACATCATGCCTGAGGTCATAGATCAACTCTGCCATCTTGTCATAATCTTCTTCTGACATAGTTGTTTTATAAATGCTCATAGCTACTGCGTTCATTACAGCCGCAATAGCCAGAGCACTATGCTCTGAACTCAGGGCGGTGGCTAAATCTGCGAAAGTCTCATACAGAGTTTCAACTTCAGCTTGTTCTTTTAAGTCTTTTAAGTCTTCTTCTTCCATTTTTGTGTATTCCCATCCTTTGCTCTTGCGTCACTAGCCATGGCACCATAGCCCTTGCGTAGTTTAAATAGTGTGCTAGAATCTAAACCCTTGGTCTGGTCTATGGCTTTCTTTACTGCCTCAAGTTCACGCTGTCGAGTTTCTGTCTGATAGCGTTGTAACTTATTTAACACCAACTCATACATTTCATAGATTTGATTGGTAGTCAGTGGTTTGATTAACTCACGAGCCTCCTTGAGATAATTTCTATCATCAATATGTACTGCTCTGCGATCGTAGTTTTCATCCTGATATCTTGGCATAGTGGTCTCCTATATACCTGCTGTCTTACACATTGCTTCTACTTCATCTGTTTCTTCTTTGCTCTTGGTAAACACCCTGACCCAAAACTCTACATTGATCAGTGGCTTGATAATTTCTACTTGCTCGTTGTTCATCCTGCCTAACAGTTCTACACCGCTCTCACTCAGGTGTAATGCCCAGGGACTAACCTTAGCACTACGAATGTCATGTACTGCTCTGTTAGCACTCACTGTTCTGAAATAATCATGCCAGTCAGTGTTGTTTACAGCTCCCCATTCAGCCATGTGCTTGATAGTGCGCTCCAGAGCCCGCATGCCAGGTTCTTTCTGGACATACTCTAGCAAGTACTCATCGTACATTTTATCCTTGTCCCAATCCTGTAACTTCTTGCCATTGCGTATGAGCCACTCAGCAAATCGTTCTGGCTCCAGATACTCATTGACGATACACGATCTGCCAAATTTAGTAAAGCCTTCATAGTAACTGCTCCGGATAAAATCTTCCATGGTCTTGGGCTTGGTGCTAGCAGTATTGATGTCATAAAATATCTGGAATGTGCGGTGCGCTAATCTAACATGAGTCATGTCTTTGTCAGCCCAGCGTCTTTTCTTGGGACACATATGTACACTCAGAGTTCGCTCAGACTTAAAACTCTTGTTACACCATTTACATGTGAGTTCGTCTGTCATTTACCAAATATCTCTTTGATCTCTTTGTCAGTTAAACCTGCTGACACAGCCTGTGCTTTGAGGTCGGCTATGTCATTTATTTCACACAACATTTGTATTTCATCTGACTTCATGTGTGGGTACTGACTACTTAGCCATTCTGCGACCTTGTTCTTTTTCTTCTTGCCACCCGGAGGTTTAATATAGGGATGGTACTCCTTTTTTCCTGAGCCACACAGCGTAAACAGCAACCACTGTAGCTCTGGGTGCTTTGACAGATCCATGAAGTTTTTGTTCACACACTCATTTACCATGAACACATAACTGGCGGCGTTCCCACCTTGTACACTGCTGGCATAACGCATCATCATCCAGGCACTAAATGCTTTGACTTGCTCATCAGACAAATTATCATACCATGAACGGTTCTTGCGGTCAATGGCAAGCATCACATCATTGAGTGGTATCTGTGGCTTTTTCTTGGCCATGTTGCATCTCCCATGTGTTGTCTGCTGTGAATCTAAAACTTGCTACAAACTCATGTTTGTCCCAACGTTCTGGTTCTATCATGCTTAGTAAGTACTCCTGCTGGCTTGTACAGTACAAGTGGTAGATATGTCCCACCTTGGGTATGAAGTTATACTGACTATTATACACTAACTCTGTGTACTTTGCAAGCAATAAAAGACGATCATATTCAGCATTTAACTGTCTGACCTTGTCCTCAAAATAGGCACCAGCATTTGCTCCTCGCTCTGACTTGAATAGGTCTGTGTCAGGCAATACAATCGCTGGAGCACTACTTGTTACCCCATAGGGCAGTAAGTTTGGCTTTGGTGTATCATCCAATGAGATCACCAACCTGAAGATCACATGTCTTGTTTGCTTCCTTCACAAAGAAAGCACATTTTGGATTATCGCCTGACTCCAGGGGTATGCTTAATATGTGCCCATTTTTAAGTTTAGGGAAGTACCAAACAATGTCTTGGAATATGTTAGTAATCTGTATGTCTGCCGACTCAAGTTTGGATGTATGAAAGGGATTTAATGTGACTGCCTTAAAACCACGATTGTTAAGACTAGCCAGGGGCAAAACTTCCACACTAGTAAAATCTTCATCGCATATCATAATGCTCCAGTCCATGGGCATCTGTATGTCATATTCACCCACCTTTAAACATATGGCAGGAGCATGGAAACTCTCCAAAAAGATCAGTGGCAACCAGTAGTAGTCAACATCGTCCTTGTCTGTGGCGTCCAACACACAGTATCTGACATCGTCTATCTGCTCTGGTACTGTGTCTAACTCATAACTATCATTTTCTACTGTTAATATTTTCATTGTTATCCTGTGTTATTTGTATGCTAGTTTAGTTACCTTGTAGGGAAACTCTTTCTCACCATAGAACGCTTTGCGCTTGGTAAGGTGTCGCTTACTGTATTTGAGGTCAGAGGTTATGTCATACACTGCCACATAGTCCTTGTCCTCTGCTTTGCGAATGCCACGGCCGATACTCTGGATTACTCTGACAAATGATTTGCCTGGCTCAATCATAACCAAGTTAAAGATTCTGGGTATGTTAATGCCTACCGCGGCTACGCCATATGTTGCTACTATGACCTTGTTGTTGGTTTCTGATACTTCATCGTACTCGTCCTGACGGTCTGTGGTCTTCATCTTGCCACTCACAAACACCCAGTCTGGGTTTAGTTCCTTTAGCATGTCACCTGTAGCAATGCGATCAATCAGTACCAGTGTGTTGCCTGCTTCTGATATTGAGTTGATGATATCGCTGATCTCACCTATGCGAGTGGGGTCAGTTGTGAGCCACTTGAGTTCCTGAGCATAGCCAGCAAATCCCAGGGGTGCGTCTTTCATCTGGAATATGTTGATGTCTAACTTGGCTAACACGCCCATGTCCTGTAACTCTTTGCTGGACAGTGATCCTATGACTGGACCCAGGGCGCTGGTAACACCAGTTGCCTCATGCTCGTCCTTGGGCACTGTGCCAGTGAGTCCCCAGCGTAGGGGTACATTTCTGAACATGCCACTCAGTTGGTCACGTAATACATCTGCCTTGGCTTTGTGTACCTCATCCACCATGATAAGCACCACATCAGACACAAACTCGTCTATGGGCACCTCAGCCTCGCCTTTCTTGGTGGCCTTCTCTAACACTGCCAAACTCTGCCAGGTACATATGGTATGCGTTTTACCAAACTCTTTGCGGTCTCCAAAGTACACACCCACATCCAGGCCCATGTTTTTATAGTCACGTTCTGTCTGTGTGACCAGGTCCTTGTTGGGCACAATCACCATGCTACGGCCCAGGTGCTCTACCTTTTGACTCAGCACGGCTGTGATAAGCGTCTTGCCAGCACCAGTAGCAATCTCTTGTAGACACTGTGGGTTGTCCAGGAATCTATTGATTGCGGCTACCTGATAGTCTCTGAGTATGATGGGTTCGCCAGCCGCTGGGTGTCGCTTGGGCCACATCACATGGTCATAAGACGTCTGTGTAACGTGCTCAAATGCCAGGTTGTGCGGAGTTCTGTGGTCTTCTATCTCAAGCTCATAGCCTGCTTCCACTACTATGGGCAACAAGCGATCTAATAGTTGGAAGTATGAGCGGCCTGCTACGTCGCAGAACGATACCTTGCCGTTCCAACGGCCGAGACGGTAACTTGGCATAAACTGTGCCTGGGGTAAGAAGTACTCCACTGCGGCATTTAACTTACGTCTGGTTTTAGGGTCAACATCCTTGAACTGGATATTTACTTCGTCTTTTATCACTAGAGTACATTTCATACGTTAGTATAACACACCTATTTTAGTTCGTCAAGGTTTTTAGTTTACAGTTCTCAAAGTGGTATCTGGTCATATTTCCGCCACGGCCTGTTTTCTTACAGTGTGGGCAAGTTCTTTCGGTCATCTTTATGCCAGTGTTCCAGGCATCACCCTGTCTGATACCACACTTATCACCGTGGCTTCGGTGATAGTTCATGATATCCATTTCCTTATCGCACTTCAGACAAGTAACTCTGGCAACACCTCTGCTCTTGGCCGCTTCTCTCATTTTCTCTATAGACTCTGGAGTATTCCTGGATCCACGACGGGCATCGGCCCTTTTACGGATATGCTCTGGTGACTGTGTAGTACCCTTGAACTGAGCACTTACACGAGCACGGTTTTCTGGAGTGGGGTTAAACACTGGTGGCTTACCTCCTCCCTTGGTGAGGTTCCATCCTATCATTTCTGAGGGTCTCATTCTGAGTTCTTCAGTTAGGGCCTTTTTCTCAGTGTTAAACTCGCCTATGATAGACATAGAGGCACCTTTCTTTAGGGCACCTTTTACCATACGGTTCTCAGGGTTACATTTATGTGTATATAGTCTGCGGGTGGGGTTTTTAGAGATGCCTATGTAGCCTTGGGACATAGGATCGGTATGCTCGGGGTAGTGTATCCAGTACAGATAAGTATTCATGCTGACACTCCTTATTAGTGTTAGAGTAGTTGGGGTGGCCGCCCGTGAACTACACCTTATTTTTTCTTATCTGGGTATTTATCCTTCTTAAACTTCTTACCACGGTTCTTTCGATTCGA